ATCTGATGCTAAGATTTGCGAGTTTGTACTCATAACAAATCTTGGTTTAGGATTGGATCCTTTTGTACCCACCCCAAAATCTAAGTTCGCACTCTTAGCTCTAGCATCATTGCAGAGGAAGAAGCGACCTCGGTATTTTGTGGCACGCGAGGTACCCCCGAAGCAGTCGTTCAAGCTTAGGGATGAAATTCAGGGTGAATTCTTGTGGGGACAAGAAGAACGAATCGAGAGAATTAGGATGCTAATGACAGTCACTGATGAGGAAGGAAAATCGAATATCGTTTACGGTAGTCGAGATTTTGGAACATCCAGGAGCAGGAATTTTTTGGGAGAATAATTCCACTTTATGAGTGAAACGACTTTAGATATTCATTCTCTCAAGACCGTAGATGCACAAGCAGTTCGTAACGCGTCGCCAGCTTTATTGTTGGCGACCTACACTGGCACAAACGGTAAAGCTTCGTAAAACAATGTCAAGGAAACAAAAGGCTATAGTTTTACAGTCAAATCTTGTGTGTTGAAAGGCGGGAAACTGTCGTCTGTACCAACAGAAGTCAACATACAAGGGTGTCTCCCTTCCACCTTCTATTAGTGGGTCGCTCTATTTGGGCTTGACTTGCGACAGGATTAGAAGAAGGAGGCATTCCACGTATCCGGAGGGCATGTAGCTTTACGGACTCTCGTTAACATTTTGATAAAATGTTAGTACGATTAGATCATCAAAAGGTGTCTTGTACCTAGAGACAGCGTTGAAGATACTTCGAAGATTCGTATCATCGTTCCAGGGGACAAATTTACGAAGACGACGAATGTTTTGAATACTGCTCTCATGTGGAAACCTGAACTAATGTACCCATACTATCAATAATGGTAAAACCTGCCCTAAGCCCAGTAGGACATACATAACTAGGATGCTAATCTCCATAGAGCTCAATTCTAATGAGATTTAGAAGCTACCCGGGCTGATCCCAATTATGCGAATTGGACCAATCATGAGCGTGATACTCATTTTCTCGATCTACATGCAACTTACCCGCAACACAATTAACTTTGGGTGCTAGCTGCAAGAGAGAGGCGAGAAATAATCCACACTTCTATCCGACCAAGAGAAAATACGTATGACAAACAGTACTACGCAAATGAACTTGAGAAAAACTAGAAGTTAGATTGGTTTCCCGGACAACCAACCCATGAATACAAAGTGGGACTCATCCAAGCTTTTGACATGCCTTATCCCCTTGATAAGTGTATATATTTCTTGAGTGATGTTCATTACTATCTTCCAGGTTACAAATTCAAAAATACAAAGGAATGTGACTACTACACTTGTGTGGGAGGCAACTTCCGGGGTATACCAGGACACTATACATTGCCTTTCAACGAGGGTCACTATATAGTAAGGGGGGACGCTACAGTTATGATGTAGCCACGAAAATCCCCTCAATGGTATACACATGATTTGGTGACTTTGTGTAATACATGTTCTGAAATAAACATGGGTTGGTATACACTCGCTTCAGCCGAGGGGAATCCTGATGACTTCAAGGTTGTAAAAGCCACACCGACAGGCTTGAACACGGAAAGGAGTATCCAGCACAATTGGATTGTGGAACATCTGGCAAAATTGAACGGATTGGCGTCTGCTTCAATGTCTGAGCTGGATATTTTGAAACCATGGATACCAGCAACTTTTAATAAGTTCATGTATGTCCTCAAGAGGAGCAGTGGCTTCAGGAGAATGGATATTGATCAGGTATTTTAATTGTACTCTTATTTCAAAACTCCAGTCACAGTACGCCAGGAGAGTCTCACGTATGGAACTTACGACTACTTTGATACATTACGGACCTTTGTCTTCGGTCCTAAAACGATGGTTAAGTCTTATGACTTTGTGCCACCGCACGATGAAGACTTGGATGGGAAGAAAACCCGCAAGGAATGGACAGAATTGCTTGATTTCGGACTTTTGGCCTCAGGTGTCACTCAGAGAGACATCGATTTGGACAATTAGGTTCCGGATGACATAATCAAGATTAATTTTGAAAATGACTATCATAAAAATCTAGTTTATTGTGGTCGCTAAGACCAACCGGTGGTTGAACCACCACGCACAGACTACTTTGCTCGCGGTATCGAGTTGTGGAATGAAATCTGTGAAGGCAGAGACCTCATAAATGTTAATGAAGTCTCCAAGATATACCGAAACACTTTGGCTGATCGAAAGAAACGAACAGGCGGAAAGAAGGTTAAGGTCCCACTTGTTGATTCTGGAAATACAATCACTATGAATGAATATTACCAGATCAAGAAAGCGGATACAGCCTCCCTACGTGTAATCAACCCTATGATCATCCGAGCACCTGAGGAGTATTTGGCCCAGATGAACCCATTTATCAATCTGGTAGAGTGATAAACAGAGAGGATGGCCATCACAAAGAATGGATTGCTTCCAATCTTCTAAGTCAACGAGGATAAGAAGGTTACAAAGAGTGGTTTTACGATCATGAATGAGAATACTCTAGAGCCCATTTGCGAGTTCGAGTATTCGACTAAGTCATTGGACAACCTACTTTGTGCAGCTCACAGACAACTGGTCTCTAAACAGTAACCGGACCCCGCTTGTGTCCAAGATTTCGATGTCATGTGTGAACTGATGTTGAATGATATTACAGGCAAAATGTTGGCGGATGACCCACAACCCCAATCTTATATGTTCGACTACCCTGCGTCAAAACCAGAGTGGAGTGAAGCGAAGACTAATAAGTATGAAACCAATTTGGCTAGTGCTTTTTATGATCCGAAGTTCAAGGACTATTTGTAGAGTTTTCAGTTGTCAGTCAAGGGAGGAGAAGTGTAGTCAACCGACTAGTTGTGTTTAGACAACGATGGTTACATAGTTGGCTAGAAAAGTCGTCCTAGGGCGATCATGGATCCTACATCGGGGGCGTTTGGAATAATGCAGGCTTTATAAGTCGAAATATTCCCTCTATTGAGCAAACATTTTCCGGGGTTTGTTCATGCTTAAACGAGCAAATAGACATTGGATATGATTAAGTCAAAGATCAAACCCGACTGGAAAGCCATATCAACAGATGGGAGTGGTTTCGATGGAACCTAATACGCCTGTTTGATGGCTGCAGTTGATGACAGATTTTGGAGGTTAATGCGCCCATTCGTACGCAAGGTGGTTCAGCATAATTGGGATGGTTTTAAAGCTACTCCTAATGTTAGTGTTGATGAAATCACCTAGAACTTGATGAATGCGTTATTATAATCCGAGAATGTCGTGTTTGCAAAAGCTCCAGGGGTTAAATCAGGAGCTTGGCCTTAGCATATCAAAGATAGATTCTTTAGAGATGTTTAAACAGCCGGATAATGGAGAGAATCTGGACCAGAGGAGGATTGGATCTATCTATAACTAGATGGAACCACGTTTAGTGGACACTCAACCAAAACCACCCTTGGGAATACCATGCGAACCTTAGCTTATGCTTGGTGGTATCAAAAGGAGGCTGGAATTTCAGATACACCGTGGAATTGTCCACATATTTTCACAATAGCATCAGGGGATGATTGTGTTATGTTTGTCGCACCTCAATATGCGGATCACCTTAAAGCTACGATTGAACGCCTGAGTACTTGAAACAATGTAGTGCAGTTCGTCGGCTTAGGCTAATGCATCAAGTAAGTGATGCTGGGAAAATTCTATGAAATAGAGTTTTGCTCAAAGTGGTCAGATTCTGATGATGAAAGTCTAGAGAATTGGGGTTGTTGTAGGGATGTGTTGAAGGCCCTTATGACAAAGTAATACTTCACAGGCAAGAACAAGGATATGCTAGTAGATGGATATCTACACCGTTTTTGCATCAAGCTAGGCTTCACTTCGGAACATATATCCCGTTTAGTTGAAGATATCTTGTAGGTTTAGTTGGATAGCCACAGAAAACCGAATTTAAGTGAGGCCGATCTGCTAGAAAAGGCC